CAGCATCTACCAGTGGATTGACTGCAGCAGTAATCACAACTGGTTTGGAGTCTAAAGACTAATGGCACGGTTTACTCATCCTGCTATTTTTGATAATACTGGGCTTACTCAAATATCTCCATTCTCAGCATCTTATTTTAGCAACCAAGATCAAACTGGAACAAGTGGATCTATTCAGGCTCACACATTTAATAATACGGATTGGGAAAGTGGAATTCAATTAGTTGATAATTCCAAGATTACTTTCTTACATGCTGGAAAATATAATATAGCCTTTTCAGATCAACTTCATTATATTGGTGGTGGAGGATCTGGAGATACTATAAATATTTGGCTTGCTAAAAATGGAACTGCAGTTGAAGATACAAACACAAAAGCAATCATTACTTCAAACAATCCATACTACGTTGCAGCATGGAACTTTTTTGTAAATGTTAATGCAAATGACTACTATCAATTAATGTGGTCTGCAGATAATGCTAATATAAGATTAGAAGCAGAGGCTGGAACTGGAAGCGGTGCAAACCGTCATCCTTCAATCCCATCAATTATTTTAACTGTTAATCAAGTAGGCTAATATTTGACAAAAAACGGGGTAGGGTATATAATAGAAACATGGAAAAGGGTAGAGTAGCAATTTGCGATAAATGTGGGAAAGAACTTGAAGTTCGTTGGGGTATCTTTGCTCACCAGACATTATCACGTCATTTAAAGGAGCATAAGAATGCCAAAGCAGCCTAAAAAGATTCAAGACAAGCCAACATCTGGACATAGCGATAAGGAAACAGTATCGTTTGCGTGGTGTGATGGTGGTACGGTAGAAGGAAGATTTGCAAGTGGTTTGTTAAATACCCTGCTTGAAGCACAGCGCAGGGGAATTAAAGTAACAAGTAGCATTCGTGTTCAAGGTAATCAGATCGCAAGACAAAGACAATCTCTTATTGATTATTGGTATGACAACATGAATAGTGATTGGTTAATGTGGGTAGACTCAGATATTGTTATGAGTATGGATGCATTTCAATTATTGTGGGATTCAGCAGATAAGATCAATAAGCCTTTGGTAACTGGTGTTTATTTTGTAAGCCAAGAAAATGAACAAAGCCTAATGGAGCCAACTCCTGCTTTGTACATGGACACAGATAACAAGTATGTAACTAGAGCAATTCATCCAATGCCACCAAATCAATTGATTCCAGTTGATGTTGCTGGTTTTGGTTTTGTACTAATGCACAGATCTGTAGTGCCAAAAGTTCGTGAAGTTGCTGGCGACTTTTCTGTATTCGGTGAAAACCAACAAGCAGCAAACAAGTTTATTAGCGAAGATGTTTCATTCTTTAGAAAAGCAAAACAGGCTGGTATTCAGGCATATGCACACACTGGCGCTCATGTTGCACACTTAAAGACATTCTCTTATGATATTAACTACTACAACATGTATTGGACTGGTGTTGCTGAGGGTAAAGTTAAGAGGAAACAGGATCTTGGAAAGCAACAATAAAAATTGGGTCTGTCCTTGTAACGGCTGTAAGAAGGCTCGCAAACAAGCATTTGATGAAGTAATGAAATTAATTGATGCTGGTGGAGATGCTTATACTAAAGTTAATAACATTAAAAAGTTAATTAGTGAAAAATAGCGGAGCAGTAGCCAAGTTGGTCAAGGCCCCGAACTCATAATTCGGTTATCGTAGGTTCAAGTCCTACCTGCTCTACTAAGCGGATATTGCATAGTGGTAGTGCGTAACCTTGCCAAGGTTAATGTGCGGGTCCGATTCCCGCTATCCGCTCTATGAAAACATGTAGTAAATGTAAGTTTGAACTAGATGAGTCCGCATTTTCGCCATCTAGCGGTGGAAAGTACCTAAGACCAGAATGTAAAAACTGTGCAAAAAAATTAGCAAAGCGCAGGGAAGAATTAAAACAGCAATACGGATATCCAAATCCAGGATACATATGTCCAATATGTTTAAAGAATGAAGACCAATTAAAAGGATCTGGTGGCAATGCAAGTGTCTGGGTTATAGATCATAATCATGAAACAGATTCTTTCAGAGGCTTTTTATGCCATAACTGTAATCGTGGCATTGGTGTATTTCAAGACGATGTGATAAGATTAGAAAGAGCGATAGGTTACTTAAAAAATGAAACAGTATAGCCAAGATGTTTTAAACAATATAAAAAAGGTTAGCGATTACAGAAACCTGCCAGATAAACACTTTAAATATCTTCTTAAACTAAAATATGATTTTAATTTTGAACCAAAAGTAATTTATGATATTGGTGCATGTGTTTTGCACTGGACACAAAGGGTGCAAGATATCTGGCCTGAAAGCGAAATAGTTTTATTTGATGCAACAGATGCATTTGAAAGTCTTTATATTGAGAGCGGACTACAATACAATATTGGTGCCTTAAGTAATGAGTCTGGCAAAAATATAAAGTTTTATCAGAACAATGACAACTTTGCTGGCAATTCATACTATAGAGAAAATCCAAAGTATAGTCCAGCAGCAGAGTATTTGTTTGACGAAAAAAGCATAGTAGAAATGACTACTGTAAGTCTTGATGATTTTGTTGAATATAAAATGCTTAACAAACCACAGTTAATTAAAATTGATGTCCAAGGTGCAGAACTAGATGTGCTTATGGGTGCAACTGAATCATTGAAAACTTGCGAACATCTTATAGTAGAACTAAGAGATGTAGAATATAATATTGGATCTCCTGAGAAAGAAGTTATTATTGAATACCTTGCTTCTCAGGGCTTTAAAAACATGGGGATGTTTTCTGATAATGGCCCAGATGGGGATTACCACTTTATGAGATAGTATTATTTCTCATATTTACTTTTCTTTGCAAACCTTTTCTTTAAAACCAAGTCTCTTACAGTTACAAAAGACTCATCATCTGTTGATAATACTGGCAAATCTGACGCTGTATAGTCATGAGATATGGTTGCAAATCTATCACGGTAGTATACCTTTACGTCTTTTATTTCTTCCCCGCCCACATGGTGGACATTGCCATACATCGATCTCCATAAACTAGGAGGGCAATACTGCATAACTTCTACAAGCCTTTCCTTTAGCATAATCATAGGAGTGTGGGTTTCATAACTAACTGGATTTTCTACACCCATTCTTTGAAGTCGTGCATAGGTATGGCCAAGTTTTTTTACGTAGTTTGGATCCATTTTAAGTTCATTATATTTTTCTATCTTGTCAAGTAATAAACCTTCATGATAATGTTTAATTGAATCTATTTTGTTTGTAATAAAAAAGTCATCATTCATCAAAACAAACTCTTCTGGTATGTCAGCAGACTCTGTAATAGCATTTAAATTATTAACAGCATTGACCCATTTGCCAGCATTTTGTTCTATTGAGATTTTATTACCAGAGTACCATCTTGGAATACCGCCTACAACCCAGATACTGGCATCTGGAAAACTATTGACAACTGATCTGATAGAATATCTGAGTTCTTCATTATCTCCACCACGACATATATATACAAAATTCATTTTTACCCCGTTAAACAATTATAGCATGATATAATATTTAGAAGTGGAGGTACAATTTGGCACGGATTACTTTTTTAGGAAACTTTGAGGTTCCTTACTCTAGCGAGAATCATCATGCGGCATCGCTTGAATCATTAGGTCATACAGTAATAAAACTACAAGAGCGCAAGGTAAAGTCTAAAGTAATTTATGCTGAGGCTCTTGATTCTGATTTATTTATTTGGGTACATACACACGGCTGGCAGACACCAGGAAGTATAGACATGGTTGATGTTTTGCATGAACTAAAAAAGCACGGCATACCAACAATGACATATCACCTTGACCTATGGTTTGGTATTAATAGGCAAAAGGATCTTGAAAATGATGGTTTTTATAAATCAATAGGACATTTTTTTACCGTTGACAAATTGATGGCTGACTGGTTTAATAAAAATACAAAGGTAAAAGGCCACTTTATGCCACCTGGAGTATACGACAAAGAGTGTTATATACATATAGACTACAATAAAAAATATTATGAACACGATGTAATTTTCGTGGGAAGCAAAAGATATCATCATGAATATCCATTTAGACCACAACTAATAGATTTCTTAAGAGAAACATATAAAGATAGATTTTGTCATGTAGGTGGAGATGGAGATACTGGAACAATTAGAGGCGAAGCACTAAATCGTATTTATGCTAAAAGTAAGATCGCTATTGGTGATACATTAAATCTAAACTTTAACTATCCATATTATACAAGCGATAGATTATTTGAAAGCACTGGTCGTGGTGGCTTTACTATTTATCCTAAGATAACTGGGCTTGAACAATATTTTAATGAAGATGAAATTGTTTGGTATGAACATGGAAATCTTGATGATCTAAAACAAAAGATAGATTATTATCTTGAACATGGAGATGAGCGGGAAGCGATAAGAAAGCGTGGTCACGAAAGAACAAAACGTGAACATACATATGTTCATAGGTGGGAACAAATACTAAAGGAGTTGGGCATATGATGTTTATAGAAAGAAATGATATTGAATGGAAAGAAGTTGGTTATCTTCGTCAAGGCGAAACATTTAATTATGACTACACACTTACACTCAATGAGCCTTTAGCAAGTTGGGATGTTTGGGATTATTGGGAACGAGAAAGAATTGAAAGTATGAGGCAGCACCTAAATAAAGGCGATGTTCTTTTTGATATTGGAACAGAATCTGGATGGTGTAATTTAGTTTATGCTGAGATAGTTGGACCAGAAAATATGGTTCTAGTAGAACCCACTCCAGAATTCTGGGGTAACATACATGCGCTATGGTATAAAAGATTTAATTTAGATCCTCTTGGTTGTTATGCTGGACTTATGAGCAATGTTACAACAGATGTTAGAAACGGGTCGGAGTTAAATGCTTGGGGACAAAACTACCTAGGACCAATAATAGATAGAAACAAGTATGTATACGTGCATGATAACCCAGAAAAAATACCAGCAATTACTCTTGATGATTTTGTTTCTGAAACTGGTATAGTTCCAAATGCAATTACTATCGATGTTGAAGGTGCAGAATTATTGGTTTTTAAAGGTGGAGAAAATACTTTAAAAAATAACAACTTAAAACTTTTTGTATCTATACACGCTGATCTTGGACTTCGTGATTATAATATAGCAGCAGAAGACACAATTAGTTATTTAAACACTCTTGGGTATTCTGGAGAATTTTTAGTAAGCAATCATGAACAGCACTGGTATTTTAAAAAGGATTGACGATGCCTAAAGCCTACATTTTTTCTACAAACCCATTAGATTCTGCTGATGGTAAATGGGACTATGAATTATTAAGGCTATCTTTTGAACGTAATCATGTAGAACAGGTTGTAGTTAATAATATTCCTAAAGATGATAGGGCTTTTGTTGTAATACCAGGCCAAGGTAACGCTGGTAATGAAGAGCAAATCAACAAAGAATTGTCAAACCTTAATCGTGTAGTATTATTTATAACGGGTGATGAATGTGCATTGTTTAATCCAGATGCAATAAAACATCCTAATATAAGTATTTGGATTCAATACCCGCACCAAAAACACGAAAAATATAATAGGTTTTTTATAGGTGTTCCTCAACATCTAAAAAACAACCTTCCTAATTATCCTATTAAACAACATAACATTTATTTTGGCGGACAGATTACACATCAACGCAGGCAGGAGTTAGCCAAGGCCATGTCCCGCATGGAAAACGCCCTGTACTGCCCCACAGAGGGCTTTGCACAGGGTGACCCACCACAAGAGTACTATAGAAAACTAGCCAGCGCTAAGGTCGCTCCAGCCCCATCTGGCGCACAAGTAATAGATTCATTTAGATTTTTTGAGGCTATAGAAATGCTTACCTTGCCTGTAGGAGATAAAAAAGATTCGCAGGGTAGAGAAATAAACTACTATGACTATATTTATGGCAAATCTATACCAGTACAATTGACACACGACTGGAATGATTTACCTAAAATATACCTAGAACTAATGAATGATTATCCCGCAAACCTTCATAAAGTGGTATGCTGGTGGCTTAAATACAAAAGAGATTTTTCATTTAAAATTATGGAGGATTTAAATGCATCTTAGAGATGTTACGATTATTATGGCTACCTCGGTTTTGCCTAGTCATCCAGATACTAAAATTATAGATGAAACAGTTTCTGCTATTCGTAAACACTTTCCAGATAATGAAATAATTATGCAAATAGATGGACTTCGTGAAGAACAGCGTAATCGTAAAAAAGATTACGATGAATATAAAAACAAAGTTCTTTGGAAGTGTATGCACGAGTGGAAAAATGTATTGCCAGTAGTATTTAGAAATCATGAGCATCAAACGAATATGATGCTTGATACAATAAATATAATAAAAACACCCATACTGCTTTATGTTGAAGGTGATGCACCACTTACATCTGATAATATTGATTGGCAAAAATGTTTGGATATGTTTGAGTATGATAAGGCAAACACAATTAGATTTCATTTTGAACAACAGATTCCACAAGAACACAGCCATTTAATGTTTGGTTTAGAAGATGGTTTTATGAAAACATCTCAGTGGAGTCAAAGACCACACCTGTCTAGAGTTACATATTACAGGAATGAGGTTTTACAAAAAGCATGGAAAGGAACATTTATTGAGGATGGTTTTCACGGTATTGTAATTGAAGACTGCAAGATTCATGGAGATCTTGGTTGGAGCAAGCATAAACTTTGGATTTATCATCCAGAAGGTGGAATAAAAAGATCTTATCACTTAGATGGTCGTGAGGGAACTAGAAAGTTTACAACCGATGATTTAGTTTGGGGATATAAAGAATGAGACTTGGCATAATCGTACGATGCGACAATACAGGCTTAGGCAATCAAACTAGAGAACTTGTAAAAATTCTTAAGCCTAGAAAGGTTCTCATAATAGACTCAACAAAATTTAATAAAAATAAACAACATTTTGAGTGGTATGAAAACTACGATAACACAGTGACAAGATTTGGTTTTCCAAAACGTGGAGAAATAATATCCTTTCTTAAAGACTTAGATGTTGTATTATCTTGTGAAACTTTTTACTCTTCTATGTTTGTTGATATAGCAAGAGATATGGGAGTTAAAACAGTTCTTCAATATAACTATGAATTCTTAGTTAATATGGAACATAAAAGCGAGTCTTTACCAGATGTATTGTTGGCCCCTAGCCTATGGAATTTTGATAAAATGCAGACCATGTTTGGAGATCAGGCAAGGCTTATTCATCTACCCCCGCCTACAGACATAAAACTATTTGATCGTGCTAGAAATGAAAACATGGCAAAAACGCACAATCGTATTTTGCATGTTGCTGGTAAAAAAGCAGCAAGAGATAGAAATGGCACAGATACGGTTCTTGAAATGCTTAAGTATTCTCAAGAAGATTATAACTTAGTGATAACCTCTCAAACAGAATTTGAGGGAAGACCAAAAGATCCAAGAGTATCATTTTTATATCAAAATTTAAAAGATAGGCAAGATCTATATTATGGATTTGATGCAATGGTTTTACCAAGAAGGTATGCTGGACTATGTTTACCTATGAATGAGGCTCTTATAAGTGGACTTCCTGTTTTTATGACAGACTTATCACCAAACAATCAAATACTTCCAAAAGAATGGCTAGTAGATGCTGAAAAAATAGGTGAGTTTAGGGCTAAATCTATTATAGATGTTTATGAAGGTGATCCAAAACAATTAGCAAAGTTAATTGATAATTTTATTAATATGAAAAAGAAAGATAAGATAAAACTTAAAGAGCAAGCGCTTGATATTGGAGTAGGATCCTTTTCTCCAGAAGTATTAAAAGATAAATATATTGAATTATTTGATTCATTAAAATAAAAAGCGGGCCTATTTCTAAGCCCGCCTTCTATAACAGAATAGTTAATTACTCTGCGCTTTTAGCCTTTTTTGACTTAGCCTTTTTCAAAGCCGAATCAACAGCAGATGCTGCTGGTAAACGTCCAAATGCTGGATCGTTAGGATTTACTGCACGTGCTGCTACTGGGATAAGCGCACCAACAAGTGCTGCCCATAGATCTTTTGGATCTGTTACTCCAGCGACGTACAATGCTGCTGTTGCACCTACGATTGATCTTAGATAAGATGCAAGCATTGCTTTAATTTCTTTTTGTGTCATTATTTCCTCCTAGGATATAACTTTAACTAGTATAGCATAGCCAGCCCAAAGCCCAATTATTCCTGCAACGCCAGAAAAAACTGGCGGGGCTGGAACTGGCAATTTGAATGCGGCAAATGCTACGCCACACCCAAAACCTGTTAGTATTGATAAAAATATTTCTCTCATAGTTCCCCCAATATATATTCTTCGTGATGTTTTTTACAAAAATCAACCATTCTTGTTTCTGTCATTGCAAGTTTTTCACTTTCTTCTGTGCAATCTATTATTTCACACACTGGATAGTCATATGCAAAAACCTCTTCTGCTTTTTTTAATTTAAATTTGATCATTGGTTTCTGTCGGATTGTCTAATGGTGTTGGTGCGGTAGCAAGAGCGCCACAGTTATTGCATTGAATGTCAAGATGATACATGCCTATTGTATAAGTTTCTGGATCAAAAGAAACAAGCGCTCTAAATAATGTGTCTCCACAGTTCGGGCACCTGCAAGTTGGAATACCTCTAGCGTCTATCAATTGTTTCTTCTGGAAGAAACTTTTTAAGATCTTCCATCTCCTTTGAAATCTTTTTCAAAGCGATATCATATGGTGGCATAGTTCCTTCTATTGCAGCACCATACTTATTGTAATGGTTAATCTGTGGCTCTACCTCTTCAACAAATTTTTGTAGACCACTTTGTACTTCTTCTATATACTGAAATGCCCAATCACGAGAATCAGATAAAAATTTTATAAAATTTTGAGTGTGAACATCAGAATCATTTATTGCTGCTGTTGTTTTAAAAAAGTTTTCTTGTGCCTGCTCTAATTGCGCTTGAGAAATTAAAAGTTGTGCAAATGCCTCTGTTAGTTTTTTTGACCTGTAAACTGACAAAGCATAGGCACAAGCAAAAGAGATTGAAAAGATTCCAAGAATTAATGTTAGCATGTCCATATACCTATTGTACTCTACTTTCGTGTGTTACCCAGTAGTATTGACATGGTGTTTTACGCTCAGGACAGCAGGGTATGTTATAAGGACTATTAATAGCAACCTGATATCTAGCATAATATAAAGGATCTTTTTTGAATAGATTATACCTATGAGTAGTAATTACACGCATCAACTTTATATTGTCATTCATCCATGTTGGAATGCTATAGTTCCAAGAATCTCCAACTTTTTGAAATAATGCTTTAATATTATTTTCATTACCTTCTGTATTAATACCACGCACTTTTGCTTCTGTTATCATTTCTTGAATGTATTGAAGAAGGCTGCCTTCATGACCTTTCCACATAAGAACTGCAGGATGATTACGCCAACCCCCAGTTTTTGACATACCAGAATTAACATTTAATATTTGATAGCCTTCTAAGATTTGTTTGTTAAGTCTTTTGTTATCTAATGCCTGAGCACATTTATCAAATGTAGAGTGTGGAAGAAATGTTTGCATTATGCAATAGCCATTTCTTGACACCTAGTACACATCTTATATTGATTTCCAGTAAATGGACACTTACCAACATCAATAAATTGATGATCTTTTGCAATACAGACTAAAGATTTAAATAATAGTTTTATCATTTTAGTGGCTCTCGTGTTACCAACACAACAGCGCCCTCCATCTCTAAAGCATTCTTTACAAGGGTGACGTATTTCACCGCTTCCATTTTCTCGTCATGTGTTAATGGCAAGAAAGACTTCTCATCTAATTTTATCGTAAGAAAGTGCTCATTGTCAATAAGAGAAATAGCAAAGTTTTTAGGCGCAGGTATAGAATGAAAAGCCCTACGCATATTATCTGTATACATAATTATCCCATCGTTAATGCTTGCCAAGTATAAGACCAATCATTTTTAGTCTTATGACTATTAAACTCTTTTGATATTTTGCCTTCTTCTAAGTATACCCCGCCCCAGATGCCCCATTCTTTTCCAGAAACTCCAACAGCAAAGCACTTTCTTGCCATTGGGCAGGTACGACAAAGAGAATCAACAAACTCTCTTGTATCTGGTTTTTCTTCGTATGTATCAAAGAACATGTTTGTATCTGATCCTAGACACAAAGCATCATCCTTCCAAAGGTGCTGCTTCATGCTTACATCCTATACTTATTCGGTAAATCCCATCCGTTGCTAGTGAGTGGATAAAGTGTCTGGACGTACCATTGACTATCTACTCTAACACCGTTAATAGCAGTTCTGCCAGCCTCTGTACGGCGACGATCTGCAACATCCCAACCAACCCAACATAGGCCTTTGTTTTTGGAAACTATTTTTTCCATTTGTTCTAAGTTTTTAATTATCACTATATTCTCTTTTCATAAAAATCAATCCAAGCGTTAGTAAATGCTTCCCAAGAATACTTTTTGTTTATAGTTTCTGCCTGATTGCCTGGATTAAATTCTCCATTTTTAATCATGCTGATTGCCTTAGTAATCTTATTAGAGAATACCTCTACATGCTTTTCAATATCTTTTTGTGTTTTATTTTCTATATCATATGGCAAACCAAAACCACAACCAACCTCTCCCAAAGATCCGAAGGTACTGTATACAGCCAAACAATTAGCACTTAAGCCCTCTACAAGAGATAAGCAGAAGGTTTCATGCCAGTTGCTAGTATGCATAAAGATATGCGAACGTGACATATGATCTAGAACCGTTTTGTGCGGGGTTTTACCATAGAAAAAGAATCTTGGGTCTTGCAAAATCTTTTTATTGTTATCATCTATTTTAACTAAATCTGGAATAATTTCATTAAATATACTCAATCTAAAATCAATATCTAATTTGGATAATGCTGTCAACCCTATTTCAAGTCCACGACCTGGAGATGATGTATATATTAATTGTGGCACATCTACATTTTCAAATCTAGAAAGATCATTATCAATAGGATCAATTGCATTATAAATTACAACAACCTTGTTTGGATCAATACCAGTTTTATTGATTACATCTTGTCTATGATATTCAGATACAGTAATAATGTATTTAATTTTATCTATAAATCTTTTATCTGTAAACATATGATACAGTTGAAAACCAAACTGGTCTACCAGATTATGTAGCCATATAATAATTTCTTTTGGTTCATATATCAGTTCTGCATATGATTTGTCTGTCTGTCCTGGTAAAATTAAACAGTTATATTCTTTTAGTTGTGGAACATATGGTGCAACATTTTTATGAAAATATCTTGCCATATATTCTGTGCCACCAAAGAATTCTTTTTTGTAGCAAAAAAATCTTGGATCTTGTTGTGTCATATTAATACCTGAATATTCCTATCTCTTTGCCTTGTAGTTCCGCATTTGCTATTAGTTTAGATACTGGTTGTTTTGGTTTGCTCATAAAAGCAAAGTAATTAATGTATTCCATATTTTCTTCTACCCAAGAAAATGGAACTTTATAATACTTAATCTTTTTACCTCTTGCCTTCATTCCTCTTTCTGAAAGATTACAAAACTCAGAAACCATAGAATTAATTCTTGCAGGCCCTACAGAATAAACATTAAACTCTACATCGCCATCTGGCATACCAGACATGGCTACACCCATAGCACGAAGGAATACATTGTATTCGTTAAAGTCGCTAGTTCCCTGAACTACCACGTTCATTCTTATCACCTCTACCTAAATTATCCAGTATAAAAAGCATTTTGTCAAGTTCTTTCTTAGACATATTTGAAGTGTCTACTGGTATTGCATTATCAAAGTCTGGTCTGCCGTCTATTACATTTGCCGTGTAAAAAATGTTATTAATTACCCAGTATGCTCTATCATCTTCTGTTACTATTATTTTTGTACTATTTTCTTCTTTTCTTTTTTGAATCTGAGATTTTTTATTGTTTGACTCTATATTTCTAGAAAAAAACTCTTTTAAAAAATTATGAGTGTCGCTTTGACGATACATAATTTTCTTTGATGATATTTTTCTTTTAGATCCAATCCAACTTATTAAAATAAAAGACAACGCTAAAGCCAGAACACTAGCAAGTGCGTATTCCATTTTATTATCCGTTACTCAGATTTGGTTTTTGTTACCTTAGTTGCTGGAATCGGTTGAGATAAAGATGCTTGTAATTTAGCATACCTCAACTGCCACTGCAAATTAGAAAACTCTAACTCAGAAGATCTTTGTTTATAAAAAGAAACTAATTGTTTTAGTTCTTCAATTCCTAAATCATCCATTTCGCTACCCCCTAGCGACTAAATGCGCTGCCTTCCCACGCTTTGTTTGCTTTATTCTTTTCACGTTCTACAATTTTGCGTGACCAAGAAAACCCTGCATCTCCGCCCCATGCATCCCACATGATACGACCATTAGAAGGGTTACTAGTATTATAGAAGTCTTTTCCTTTTTTGTCAACTTCATGACGAGAAAAGAAAGAGTACATTCTTTTTACTGTAGACAGTGATATTGATCTACCCGCTACAATATCAGTAGCACGACCCCAACCAACTGGAGTTCCTGCGCCCTTTGCTTTGCCTTCTTCTTTCCAGCGAAGAGCACGACGAGCAGCAGACTTCATGCCTGATGTTGGTGTATATGTTTCTTCTTTATGTATATCTGCTGGCTGTACAACCTTAATTTTATTTGTCATTTTTTTTGTACTCCCCATGTTTTCCAAGAATTGCCTTAATTGTTCCATCTTTACGAAGACGAACAATCATTCCATTTTTAATTTGAACTGGATTAAAACTATCGTGCCTTTTAAATTTTCCAGATGACATTACTTTTTAAATCCTTTAAAATCTAGTAATCCGCCACTCCAAATACTTTTTGTAACATCTTTCTCTGCCCTATATGTTCCACCACGTCGTTTATATTCTTGCACCACCCAAGAATTTGCTACTGCTGATGGATATACATCAAACTTATCTTTTGCTTCACGAATAATTTGTGCATACAGGCGAGCATTAGATGGCTCACTTCCACTACGACGTGGTTGAATAAACTCATCATAGTCTGGCTTTTTTGCTTTGTCAATTTTATTTGATTTACCAACTGGCACACAGTTAGGAACCATGCGACCATCTTTTTCTTTCATTCCTTGCTGTTCATATCCTACCCAACATGCTTTATTTATGTTGTCCCACTTATCTTCTTCTTCATTGTCAGAATGATATGATTTCATGGTTTCTTCAGCATCCATTTCGTGCTCCTCAATATCTATTTTTTGTGCATCTGCATACATCATACCAATACTATACGCAGTTGGTTCCCACTCACCATCTTCTTCTTTATAAACCCTAACAGACATTGCAGGGTTTTCTGGTGGCATTGATTCAAGAGCATACCTAGTTCCTGGAGTTCCAAGAGTTCCACCCTCAATCATAATATGTTCTACCATGCCATGAATCAAGCCTTCTGTTGTAGCACCCATTACGAAATCTCCTTCTTTGATTTCGTGCATGTTCTTACCAATATTGCCTTCGCTTTGATTAATTGCATAAATCTGTGCAGCAGCCTGTGCTCGTGTTTCGTGACAGCCCATTACGGTACCGTCCTCTTTTACAGCAGGGTAGCCAGAGCACCCATACGAACCTCTTGAACCTACACGATATGGCATACTAAGATTATATCAGACTTCTCGCTTTTTAAGCAGCCTTTTTATTTCCTCTAAAGACCAGCGCTGTTGTTTTGTTAATTTGGCAAGGGCATCTGGAATAAAAGCCTTCTTGGTTAAGGTCACTATCGGTTCATCTGACAATAGATCAACATTGACATAGCCAGTTTCCCATAGTTTCATAATCTCAGAATTAACAAAATTAAGATGATCTTTGTATAGTTCCTCATTTACCTCTTGCATTTTTGGGGTAAACTGATATAGCAGTTCTCCAGTTTCATCTACACCAGCAACCTGTATTGCTCCAGCCAGAATGAGCCTTTCTATTTCTTTACTGTTTTTATCCATTTATAAAGCCTATCAAACTTTCCTTGGTTTGTCCACCTATAATTCTATTTTTTTCTATACCGTTTTCAAATAAAATAAATGTTGGAATAGATTGAATCGCAAATGTATTTGCTAAAGTAGAGTTATCATCAACGTCTATTATTTGAAACATGGCAGTTGTCTGCTCACGGCTAAGTTCCTCTACTATTGGCCTTGTTCGCTTGCATGGCGAACACCAATCTGCAGTAAAATAATATACGGTTTTCATTTACCAGATTTTTTTCTTTGTGCTGCTAATGCTGAAAAATCTTTAACTTTGGTATCTCCAAGATAGCCCCAAGCATAACCATCATTAATCATCTTATCATTAAGAGACTCTGTATCTCCATTA